GTTCTAATAAGTTAAAATCAATGTTCTTAGCAAGATCTGAGTTATATCTTAGGTCGTCCTGCTCTTGCTCTGGCATAGTTTGCCAAATTACCGCAAACTCTTTTAATTGTGCTTTCTTAGGATCACGCTCTTGATTAAGGTTAAAGAAGTCTAATATATCCTGTTTATCAAGTTGTAATTCATTAGCTACAATTGTCAAGAATTTTAGTATTTTATTTATATTGTTTATTGTAAGTTTTTTTGTTTTCATATTTGTTATTGGGTGAAGTTTCCCTCACCCATAGGCTTTAATTATACAGCGTGTACAACTCTTCTTTTGAAGTATGTTGTTATAAGGTTTTCACTTGCGTCTAGTTCAGGATTAGCAAGGACTTCTACAGATAGATTAGTCTCTGTTGCTGCATCCATACCACCAGCTTCATCGCCTAACTTTGAATTAGTGATAATAGGCATTTCCAATATTATCTCACTGCCGTCTTTTCTAAGTGCAACTGTTCTCATTTCTAAATCAGCGAATTTAAAATCACCAACAACAATGATTTCCTCAAGAATTACCTTAACATCTGCACCGTCAATAGGCTTTCTGTAAAGAGGTTGATAAAATTCAATTGTCTTAGCTGTTCCGTCAACCTTTTTAATCTTTCTTACTTCCCATTGAGGATTATCTGTTCCACCTGTTCTTACTGCTACTGTCTTTCCTGCTGTCATACCTACAGGGATGGATGTATCCATCATTATTTTTAAGTATGTAGGAGGTGTGGTAGTGTCAACAGTTCCAGCGATTGCCGTTGTAGGCTCTTTTAATGTAACTGCATCTACACCATAAGCAAGCTTTAAACCTTCATGAGTTAAACACATTAAGGATAAATCTACTGTAGGCTTCATACCTTTGAATATCTTAGCCATATTAACAGATTCAAAGCCTACTTCAACATCTGAAAACTTAGCATCAGAGTTAATCTTAGGTTCTGTCTTACAAATACCTAATATTTCCCATGCGTTGTCTGATGTGCTTCCTCTTGGTCTTACTTCTACAATTCTAGGACCTTGATTTGTATTAATCCCTTCGGCTGCAAAAAATCTAGATCTTTTTTCCTTTTCTTGGTTTACTGTTCCCATTTTCTTTGTTTTTCCTTTCAATAAAAAAAGCCCCCGGAGGAGGCTTAATTAATAATGTTTTTTAGCTTCTTTGAATCAAGAAACTTATTCTATAAAATCCTAAATATGTGCTGTCACTATGTTTTTGTGATGTTAATCTTTTGATTTGTTTAGCTTTTAAAAGTGATATTTCCGCAGGTACTGTTACTTGAAATTCATAGTTATTATTTATAAAATCAAATATTTCTTCGCAGAAACTTTTACATTCTTTTAACGCTTGGTCTCTTTTCAGGTTAGGATAAGAGATTTGCATGACTAAAGTAGTTTTCTTACATACCGTTGGTAAATGACTTATATCCTCGTCGTTATCATCGTTTTCAGAATCAATAAACATTGTGACAAGAGGATAAGAGTTTAATCTACCTTCGTCTTTAATATCCATTAGATCAAGATCACGCTCAAATTGAGTATTAACAGTACTTGAGGTTATAGCATTTGCATTAATTGTTCTTTGTGCAAAGCTAGGATTATTTTTTAGTGAATTAATCAAGAATGTGATTAACCCATCATCATTTAAATAAGTCATTTACTCTTTTGTCTACTTTTTTATGTATTTTGTCTGTGTAGGCTACAATCTCACGCTTGGCTAATCCGTTCAAACCTTTATCATGAACTTCACCGTAAAATGTAATTCCGTCCCTTTCTTCCTCAATAACTGTTGTTATTACGTCAAGTTTTGAGCCGTTGATAATATAGTTATCAAGAGATGACATTTCATTGAATAAATCACCAGAATCTTCGAGTATTTTTTTATCTTTACCCTTTTTCTTTTTGGTGTAGGCTGTGTTAGGCTTCCATGCTTTGCCGTATGGATCATGTTCACCTTCAAAGTTACTAGTAACATCATCTCTTAATTCTTCCCTGACTATCTGTAAAATCCTTGTGTCCTCAGATTTCACTGTCAAGTCAAGTAAGGTTTTAGATGCACTGTCTAACTTATCGGTTATTTCTATCTTCATATCAGGCTTACCGCTTCGGCACGTGTGAACCTTATTAAGATATTATCTATTTCAGGGTCTTGCGTAAGATGTCCTATACTCATTGATTCGGCAATTCTTCTTTCATAAGATTCATTTTTATCAAAGTATCTTTTGCCTTCTCTGATTTTATCCTTAGCCTGTTTAACTCCTGCCAACCAAGTTAAACAAAGCATTTTAGTAATCATTTTTATCTCTCTTGGTGTATTAAGATTTTCATCAAGGAAACCAAAAGAGCCAGTAACTCTAACTTTCATTCTGCCACTAGGAAATAACCCGTTAATCTTTTCAATCTTGGGGTAAAACCTATCATCAGGATAAAAACGATTATAGATATTGAATAATGAAAGGTCGTACTCTTTAAAGCCTAACCCTTCATCAACTTCTATCTTTGTGATACTAACTATAGGGCAAGGCATAACAACTATTTTCCCTCCCTCAGAGTCAACAGTTAATGTTAATTCTCTGAGGTTAAAAAATTGCTTAGTCAAAGTCTCTATATATCCCTGAACAAAACTAATACACTCAGTTAATTTCGCATCTGTGTATTGTGTTTGGTCTGCGTTCAAAAGTATCTCTTCTCTAAGTTCTTGAAGTGTTATGTATTTTTGCACTATAGTCATATTAATTTAACTCTTTTACAACAAATGTATCGTCTAAACTACACATTTCTACTAAGTCCTTATCTTGAGTGACTAATGGACTACCTTTTATAAACACATGGTCTATTAAAGGTGTTTTATAACTCAATGCTGTTTTAAGATCTATAGAATAGAGTTTTACAGCATTTACAGGAGCAACTTCATTTGATACGTCAGTAGCAACTTCATTTTTTTTAGCCATTTATATCACCTACTTATATGAGTTCTTAATATTTTTAACAAGTACTAAAGCGTCAGTTTCTAGGATCTTAACGTCCATACTACCTGAGATGTAATAAACAACTTTCTGTGCTGATGGTATTCTTTCAGATTCTATTCTCATATCATCTGTATTCATACCTATAACGATGTTAGCAGGGTTAGTTAATATTAACTCACCTGAACCTTTGAATGTAACTTTAACAGTTTCACCGTCAGTAATACCACCTAATGCTACTCTTGCGATAGTTCCGTTTGCTTCGTCTATAACATAATCAGTTGTTAAAACTTTTGGAGTTTCAGCAGTTAAGCCTATTGTAGTACTTGTTACAATAACATCACTAGCCTTGATGTTTTTATAACCTAGACTTACGGCTGTAGTACCTGTTAATGTTACATTTTTAACTTTCAATCCGTTTACACTCATTAAAGGAAGTGTTAAAAGATTGATACCACCAAAACCTTGTAAAGCCTCAATGTTCTTAGCTGTAGCGTCACCGTAAACAGTTTGCCTTTGTGATGTTTGGTAGTTATAGTTAAATAACAATGATGTAGGCATAAATGCTCTTAATGCAGAAATATTTGTTTTGTATTGGTCAGGTAAAGCGTTAATAGCCTCTAACAATATTTCGTCCATTTTGTGGTTATTTAAACCATCAACAACATGTGCTGATTGTGCCTGTTTTAAGATACCGTCACCTTTTGCAAGTAAAACGTCTTTAACTCTTTTTGCAGCGTCACCGTTTACAGGGTCAAATAGTTTTGCTGATGCTGTAGGTGCGTTTGTATCGGCATATAGCATATAAGTTTCTAAGTTATCGGCAATTCTTTTTGTGAATTGTTGCAATAAGAAATTATCTAAGTTCTTTCTTGCGATATTGTAATCTCTTACCTCGTCAGTAATAGCAACTGTAGCCATATATCTAAAAGGTTTGATCTCAACGCCTGATGTGTTCATTCCTGAATAAAAACCAGTATGTTGATTTTCATCTCTTGGGAAAACTACTCTTTCATCAATCGCTAATTTATCAAAGTTCTTTTGATGATTGTTAAACTTTACAGTAGTAACAACATTCTTTAATTTAGCTTGTTCAAAAACTAAATCAATAAATGCGTTTGACTGATCAGGCGACAATTTACCGTTACTTGAAATATCTGAGGTTGTTATAACACCCTTGTTTATCATTTCTTGGTTATCCATTTTAAACTTTTCTCCTTTGTTTAAATAAAAAAAGCACCTCTTAGGGTGCTAATTGTTCTCTTTGTTTCTTTGTTTTTAAGGCTTTAAACCTGTTTATCTAAATGCTGGGTGATCTGCCCAAATACTTTTTGTAACTTCTTCTTTACCTTGACTATTGACAGCATTACCACCTGCCTTAGCTTTTTTAATACTTGCGATGGTTGCCTCTTTTTCTGCCAATGCTTTTTTAAGTGATTCGATCTCATTATCTTTGTTTTGCTCTGCTTCAATTATCTTATCAGCCTCAGCTAGTTTTTTCTCTAACTCTTCCTTCTCTGATAATTGAGGTGTATCTGCTTTACTTGGCTTTAAATCAGCGAGTGCTTTTGTGATTGTGTCAGATACAATAGCCTGTACATCTTCCTTAGTTAAAACTTCTTCTTTCTTTGGTTCAAAGAATTTTTTAACAAGTGATACAAACTCTTTGCCAAATCCTTCCTTTTGTTCAGGTGTCGCATTTTCCAAGTTTTTTACAACTTGTTCAGGGTCAAGCCCTGCATTTTTTAAATCTTCCATTTCCTTTGTAATACCTTTCTTTATTAAAAATCGTCTGTTGTTTGCGGGCATATCAACAAGAGATATTTCGTTAATATCCAAATCTGTTAATTTACCCGGTGTTGGTTTACTCATAAAATACCTCTTTAAAATTACTAACAAGGTGTTACTATTCCAGTACCACCGATTGAAAATCCTGTTTTCAAACCTTTATCAATCATTTCTTTTACTTCTCCGAATGTTTGCCATGTTTGAATCCATGAACCTTTTTTTACTGTTTCAGTACCGATTGTTATATCTTGAGGTGCTATATAGTTCTCAATTAATACAGCCTGTCTGTTTGAGTCTTTACCACTCTTTAATATTGATTGATGTTGTAAACCCAAGTTTTGGTGATTAGTCATAAAAACATACATGGCTTTTTCTATTTCTTCTTCATTTAAAAACTGCCCCTGTAAATCTCTTTGATTTTCATCACCCGGTTCTAGGACAATGCCAGTAACAATACCTTTACTAGCTGATTTAACAATGTACTGATAATTTTTTGAGTTATCATCTTTAGCAGGAGTTTCAGCAGGTTTAAAAGATTTTGCAATATCGAAAATAACATTAACTTCATTCTGGGTTATTGACTCAATGTTTTTTTCTATTATTCGCTCTTTTATTTGGTCTAAACTAAAGCCGTTTCTTTCTTTGAATTTTTCTTTGTATGTATCAATATCAACAACTCCACATTCAGAGTGATTGAAATCATCTTGAACTAATGATTTGAATACAATCTCTTTATCTTTGTTTTCAATTATTTTATTAATATCCATGTTTACCTTTATTTAAATATCTCAAGCATTTTTTTGAATAGTTTTATTATTGTTGAGTCAGTATTTTTAATCACTTCATCTTCTTGTTGCTGCATATTTTCAGCAGAAGTAGCGTTAAAGTCATCAGGTTGATCAATATCAAAATCGTTAATATCATTACCGGGATTTTCATCTTTCTTCTCTTTATTCATAAGATTGTATATAGGCATTGGAATATCCATATATTCACCGCTCATATCTTCTAATCTCTTGTTTATGATTGGTTCTAATATCTCTCTAGCCTCTCTAAGTGTGAGTAGTCCGTTATCAATACCGCTGTTTACAGTATCAATAATCAATTCTGTGTTTTTCACCTGTGAGTTTTTAGACTTGTATTTAAAATATCTAATATCAAGCATAGGAAAGAATATATTATTAATAATAGAATCTTCGGCTTCCTGTTCAGGGTTAAATACTTGCTCTTGTGCTATTTCCTTTGCTATTTCTGCTGTTGCTCTGTTAATATTATTTGTCTTACCTACTAATAAATTAGGTAGTCTATAGAGTGATGCTACCCTTTCCGCTCCTTTATCAGAAAATGACATGAACATACCCTCTTTTGTGAGTAATTCCGATAAAGGCTGTACTCTTATTGACGGATTCATATATTTTCTTTCAGTACCCGGACTACCTACGGGATTCTGTTCACCTTCGATAATTAATAAATTGCCTTGTTTTTCACGCTCTTTATTGTCTTTCAGTTGGTCTGTTATCTGTTGTTTTAAAGTACCTGCCTTAGCACCTTCACAGATTAGGATTAAATCAGGTATACCCTTGTTTTTTAAAAGATTGAAGTTTATAACGTCACTTGCCCTAACCCCTAATAGAATAGGTGTTAAAGAGATCCATCTAGGCACTCCGTAGCCGTCTAAATTGGCAGGGTCAATGTTTTTAAAATGATATAACTCCGTGCCTAACATGAAGTTATCAAGGGTTTTTAAATACTCATCATCAGGGTTAGTTATATACTCATCGCCCTTTTTGATAAATTCACCCGTATTAGCATTTAAAACTCTAGGGTCTCCAAACTCTTTAAAATATATTTGGTGAGTGTTAACCCTTTGGATAAAACGTCTAAATCTTTTGTATCGACTAACCGTTTCATACTCTAATGTTTTAGGGTTCTTGATTTTCTGCTCAATTAATATTGCTTCGGTATCACGTCTTAAAAGTTTTATACTTTCAGTTTCTACAAGTTTTACACTTATTATCTTATTGTCTGTATCTCTCTCAAACTCATAATAAGCATTTCCGTAAATCTCTTTACATTTATTTTTTAGTACCTGTAATTGTACCCAAGTACTTTCTAGAGTAAGACCTGAGAAGAACATCTCAAGCAATAACTCTTCTTCTCCCATTTTCTCTAGAACTTCTTTAGGTACTTCTTCACCAGTGAGTTTATATTTTTTTATGCCTTTTGACTCTACAATGTCACGTTCAGCTAATAACTCATAACCAAAGCCTACGACATTTGTACTAAGTGCATCTATACATGTACTAAGTGCATCATTTGAATCATATATTATCTTTAGATTCTCAAAATTATAGATAGGCTCTAATTCTACCAGTCCCGACTCCTGGGTTTTATCTGTAGAGTTAAGATTGTTTCCTTTTAC